TTTTTAATGTTTAATTCATCTAAAAGAATTGAAGATTCAAATTTTTTATTTGTTTTTGTATCAGTAATTGAAAAGAAATATTCATGTCCAAAAGACGTATTTCTTAAAAAAATTAATATTGCTTCAATATCCCCATCTAAAAGTTCTTCAACTTTTAATTCTGGTTCATAAAGTTTACTTCTAATTAATGTTGTTATTATGTTAGCCGATGGGTTAGAAATTGCTGATGCAATTATATTCTCGTCTGACGCGGTTAAATAACCAACTTTAACTACCTTTTTTTTTGATTTATAATAAATCCCACCTGACGGTAATGTTACCAAATCATGTGGTAAATTCATATTTTGCGTTCCCGCATTAATTAATTCTTGGTCCATCTTTTTATTTTAAAAATAAAACATTAAATAAATTAATCAATCTTTTTATTAACTTTTTTTACTTTTTTTTTATGTCTATTTTTAAATTCTTTTTCAGTTTCAAAAATTTTCCCACAATTTGTACAAGTGTATCCGGTGTTTATATTTATTTCCATTTTTTATAATTTATATTCCCATCTTATATTACCACAATCATATATACGATATATACCACGTTCAAACATTATTTCTTTTTCTGTTTTATTTTTATCATAACCGTTTTTTATTAATATGGATTTTCTAAAATTAAAACGATAATATCTTAAATTATTAATAACATACCAATAATTTGGTTTTGAATGTGTTTTTTTTTCAAAACCTAATTTTTCATACATTCCCCCATCAAATAACCTAACATCTGAATACGAAATTATATTTGACGGTTTATATTGTTTTAAAAAAAATTTAAAAAGTTTTGACGCCGCTCCAACAACAGATGTATCTTTTTTATTACAAAATCTAATTAATTCCCACTGATTTTTATTCCCCCCCCATTATTACCCTACCATTTGAAAACGTCATTAATGAAACTAACTCATTATTCAAAAATAACCCTAATTTTATTTTTGAATTTACATTTCCCTGTATATGATTTTCTTCTAAAAATAATTTAGACTCTTTACTGGTTACCTCTTTTATATCGCATTTTCTGGAATAAATTTTATTGGATATTAAACCTAATCTGTTTTTGATAATTGATTTTACAATTTCGTCTTTAAACAATAATTCATCTTCAAAAAATTAAATAAGTGTTATTCCATTATCTTCACATAATTTATGTTTAATTAAATGGTAGTTATTATTCTTAAATAATTCGTTATGCCAATACACTCCATTTATTTCAATTCCTAAATTTTTACTTGGAATAAAAATATCAATTTCTAATTTTTTAGGTAATTTTCTATAAGATTGAACGGTTTCAACATTTAAACTTGTTAAATAATTATTAATCTTTAACTCATAACCACTTTGAGAACTTTGTCCAATTGGGTTACATCCTATACAAACAATATAATTTCGTTTATGCCGTTCATATATTAATTGTTTTGTAATATTATAATCATTATTACATTTAGGACATTTAATTTTAACCGTTTCTCCGTCAATTGATTTAATGTCCAAATCTAAATATTTTGTTTTAAACGTTTTTAATGTTTGTTTTTTATACCATAATGATTTTGAAATATTATCGGCTCCATATTTAATTTGAATTGTTTGTTTTTGTTTTTCTATGTTATTATAATTTTGATTTCCGTATTTTAATTTTTTAGTTTTTTTACTTTTTTCAACATTATTATAATTTTCATCACCATATTTAATTTTTTTTGTGTTTTTTTGTTTTTCCATAAATTCTTTATATTCAGGATAAAAATCAACAGAATACTTCTGATTAAAGGTTTTTTTTTGTCTTTTCACCATTTCGTCTTTATTTGTATTAATACATATTAAAGAACAAAATTCACCATATGGTTTGTCAAATCTTTCTCTAAATTTAACATCATTACCACAGGTAATACATTTTGGTCTTTCAACTTTAAGATTAAAATAAAATAATATTTTTTCTTTAAACGAAAGTTCAAAATTAAATTGTAAACTATAATTTATAATTGATTTATATAAATCGGGTTCGTTTTTTTTTACCCAATTTTCTTTAGTTTTGTATCCAGACTTATTATTGACAGTAAAAAAAGAAAAATCCATATAGTTAAATATACGGATTTAAAATTTGGATGTAAAGGATATGTAAAATTTTTAGTAAACTAATATACAACGGTCCATTCTTAATGAAGTATTTATTGTTGCCAACTTATCGTCAGAATACGCAAGGGAACCAAAATCAGCGCTAGTTAAAAAACAACCTTCTAAAATCCATTTTTCAACCACAACACCTGTTGGGTCCAACATTTCAAGGTCAACATTTTTTTTATATCCTGCGGCGTATCCCATACGACCTGTAACGGATTCTGCACATAATCTAACCCATTCCATTAATGCTTGAGACGCTGAGGGTCCTATAGGGTCTCTAAACGTAACCGCAATTTCATTCCATTCAAATCTACCAGCAACATACGTTGAGGTGTTTAAAAAAGGAATTGCAGTTGAGTTAATTTTTATACTAGGTCTTTTTGCGGTTTCAACAAACCATTCGTTTATACCTAACGTTGAAGGAAAACGCATAATAAACCTATTAGCTCTTTTTGGTTCATACGGTATGGGCATTTTCATTAATAAATCGGCCATGTTATTTTGTTTTAATTGTTTTTATTTCTTTTATTATAAATATACTGTTATAAAATTTTTCTATTTACTTTTGTTTTTTATTTTTTATCATAACAATATAAAATTACTGCAGTTTTTTAATTCCGCCATAAGTAGAATATGTTTTAAGATTATTTTTTGGGTTTTTATCAAAATGTCCTTTTATTTTTTCTACATTTTTTAAATCATCATCAGAAAAACCAATCATAGGCTCTCTTTCCATAAAAGAATTATTAACTTTTGTTATAAGACCCCCATTTTTAATTAATTCTTTTAAATTACCAACATTATTTTTTACATGTAGTAAAAATTCAGTTAAAGCATCAATTTTACCTTGTTCTGGAGAAGACGCTTGATTTGACCCAAAACTAACTGGATAAAATTTACAAAGATTTAAATATTCATTAACTAATTGTTCTTTAGTTTCATTTTTATTAATAGGTTCGTTAGCAAGTTTTTTAAATTTTATAATGTTTTTTACCACTTCATCAGAATTAATTCCGTTATGATTTGACATTATATACATATAAACACCCTTTTTAAGAGTATTTGGGTTATGTCCTCTTGCGGTTACTATTGAAAAAATTGAAGCGTGGTTAATAGCTTCTTTAAAATCTTCCCAAGCCGGACCTTCTTTAGCATTTAAAACATCTTTTAAAAACTTAGAATCCCCCTGAACTTGGAAATTTCTAAATGAATTGTCGGCAAATTCAACAATTTCTTGTCCTTTATACATAAATGGAACTTTACCTATTTTACTTCGATATGTTGCAAAATCTTCAGTTGACATTCCAACTTCATCACCTTTTGAATTTTTTAGTATAATTTCGGTGGGCATTGTTACAATATTATCATCCCAATCAAATGAGTAATATTTTAAACTTGGTAGTCCTTCTTTATCAAAATTTTCATCAATTAAAAATTTAAAATTTTGATATTGTTTATTTGTTAATTTAAAGTTCATAATGGCGGATTAAAAAAACAAGTTGACATTACATCAACTTGTTTTTAATTAAAATTTATATGTTGTCAAACGATGCTCCAGTCGGAGTAATGTAAAACGTTATGTCAATAAATTCAAGTGACTTAGTTGGTTTGATATAAATCTTACCAGTCAATTGATTTCTATCTAAATCAGCTGCGTCTGAAGAAACTGTTACACGAAAATCGTATAAACCTCTATCTCTTCTAATTGCATCTAATATTGGATTAACAGCGTCTAAGAAATCTTGTCTTACTTTAGCGTCGTTTTGTTCAAATAATAATCTAACAGAAACTGCCGATATTAATTTACGAGCTTGTAATAACAATCTTCTTACGTTTATTCTATCAAGTGCTGATTCTCTAATTTGTAAAGTTTTATTTCCCCAAATAACAGTTCCAACATCAGAAAAAGTTGCAATTGGATTAATTCTACCTTTATATAAAGTATCTCTATCCTCTTGTGTTAATTTTTTTCTTGCTTTGATAGCGTTTACTAAACCACGTGTATAACCAGCCGCTGCGAACCAAGGGAATGCAATGTTATCGGTTAACGCTAAGTTTCTTGTAACCTCAGCGGTAGGTGGTAGGTAAATTTGAGTGTTATTAACACTATCTCTAGTTAAAACCCAAGGGTAATAAGTAGCGGTATAGTTAGAGTCAATTCCAGTACCTTCTAAATTATCTACCGATTCTTGTGGGTAAATAATGTCAGTTGGTTCTCCAACTGTTGGTGTAAATAGATTATAATCCGGTGTGGTACAAATATATAATGAATCTGCTCTATCGAATTCAATCATTTGGATTGCTCCTTCAACTAAATCAGAATTATTTAAATAATCAATACCAGGAGTTACAAATAAATTAATATTAACCGCCTCAGGATTAGAAAATGTGTTTATACCTAAAAGATAAGCGTAATAGTCAGAATTACCGTATTCAATTGTGTTGTCACCAACAGTAATTTGTTTAAATGCTCCCCAACCTGTTGCTGTAGGATATTTAATTGACGGACAAGCTCCTTTTAAATAACCACTTCGACCTAAGACAAATCTATCAGAGTTAGTTCTATATTCTCTGTAAATATCCCAACCGTCAAAACCACCTATACAAAGTAAAGTGAATTTACGAGAGAATAATCTATAATATTGATTTGATTCGTTTTCAGGGTCTGTTGTAAAAGGTGATGCTCCAACAAAAAACAAAGGTGTTCCACTTGTAGTAAAATTACTAGATATTGTTAATGCACTTGCGTTAACGTCCATATGGTAACCTCTTGTTTTATAAGCCCAATCGTCACCAGTACTATCCGTACAAACACTAAGAGGTAATTGTTTACCTTTGTATTGTAAAAAATCAGTATCAACTCCAACTGAATCAGAAATACCTAAATAAGTTCTTCTTACTTTATCACCGTTACTTCTAATTGCGTCATCAGCCCCTGATGCCAAACCAAATGGTGGATTGTAAACTACTTCCCCAGGAAAATCGTACTTTGTTTTATAAACTGGGAATGGAGGTCTTACACCAGCGTATTCCCTAAATTGAAAACCTTCAAATCCACAAGGTAACGCGTCAACCGGAGCGTCATCATTCATTTCAACCATTACTAATTTAGAATTTAATGAGTATTCTCCGTTTTTAGTTCCTATTTTTTTTCCAATAAATCCGTTATCGTTTGGATTCATATTACAGTTTGTGAATTTTTCTAACACAACTGGTGATTCGTCACTATCAAAGAAATCTCTAATTAAAACATCAAAATTACCATTACCAAATGAAATGTTTGCTATTGAAATTTTAATTTCAGTGTTAGCCGCATTACCGTCAGCAATTGTTGTAAATTTAAATAAATTAGAAACTTTATTTCCTCTTAATTCAGAAACTACCCAAGGTGACGTTGGTGATTGGTATTGTTCTAAATACCAACCAATACTTGTTGGGTCAGAACCTTGTCTTGCGTCTGGTAAATAAGTTAAGTTAGAACTTACCCCTCTAATATAACCTTTTCTATATCCATAAGTTAATAACGCTCCAAATTGTTCTTCAACAAATAAAGGTACCGTAGTCCTTGGTTTTGAAAAATTAGAAGCTCCAAAAACTTTTGATATATAATTAACATCAGAAATTTGAAAAGATGTTTCAAAAAATAAATCATTTCCGTTTTTATCGGTAATATTAACACCAAAAGTTGAAAAAGGATTTTTAGATGCTCCAGAATAAGAACCAGAAAAATCTAATGTCATATTAGTTTCACCAGTAACTTGATAAACTGGTCCAGTATCGTTAGAATAAGTCGCTAAACCTCTTGACCTCATTGTTGCTATAACTAAATCATCGTAATTTAAATAAGGTGTCCCTGAATAAATGTAAATTGTTCCATTAACAGTTCCACTAAAGTTAGTAATTATTGTTCCGTTAGAATTATTTCCGGAGTTACCTGTCGCACAAGGATTACAAGGGTCACTAATTTCAACATTAACTGTCCAAGTTTGAGTAACCGTAGTATCTTCTGACACTAAAACGTATGTTTTTGTTAAACCAGTAAAATTAACAGTACTTCCAGTAGAGTATTGTGTTACAGAATTAAGAGTAACTCCCGTTGTACAAGCACTAAATGTAACAGTTAAAGCTGATAAATCATTAGTGGTTGTTGCTGAAGGAAGACAAAGTGAAATTGTATTTGTAGTGTAATTAATATTACCGCTATGTGTACTACCACTAAGAGCGGATGACGCTCCACTAACAGAAAACGAAAAAAACGTAGCACAATTTGATGATGTTGACGTTTGAGTTAACCCTGAAACATAATTATAAAACGAATAACCACTATATGTACCATTACCATTATTATCAAATAAGGCATAATACCAAGGGTCGTTATTTGGGTCATTAAAATCAGCATTATCTGAATTAACGTAATCTAAATTAAAAACATTTGTTGATGCGGTATATCCACTTAATGAATTATAATCCACTTGAGGTATCACTCCAAAATATTTTATAGTATAGTCTTCAGTATTGTTATCAGATATAACACCATAAATTTGATTTTTTAAATCTGAACTTAATGTTGATGTTGAACCATTAAATTGTTGATAAGTAGAATTTAAATCCTCATTTAATAACAAAGGAAACTCTTCTGTAAAACTTACCGAAGTGACATTATCGTTATTTCCTGTAAATGAAACAGAATAAGTATATTCTTGAAATTCAACACATGTTGTTTCACAATTAACTGTTGACGAACTAATACATTTTTGACCAACAGTCTCTGTATCAACGTTTGCGACAGTTGTTATACTCCAAGATGGGCCGGCATCATAACCAGATAATCCCAAAACTCTAGTAACAAATAATTGGTTTGATTGTTGTAAATAAGATTTTGCTATATAAGCCGCCTCATATTTAGGGATTTGTGTGTTTATAAATTTTTCGGCGGATGTTCCACCAAAATACGTTGAAAATTCATCAAAATTTGTGATGAAAATAGGTTCAAAAGCGGGACCTTTTAATGTCTCACCAACAATACCTAAAGTTGTAACGCCAACACTTTGCGCAACAAAACTCAAATCAACTTCCGAGGTATAAACTCCCGGGGACACGAATACTTTATTTGCCATTATTAATTTTTTTTAATTAGTTATTTATTTTCTAATAAATATTTCATTAAATAGCAAAAAACTTGACTTTATGATAAGTATTAATAAATTAGGTAGACTTTTTTCTGCCTTTTTTATCTTACCTTGCAAAACCAGTCAAAAATAAAGAATCTTAAAATTTCAAAAGAGGCACATGAAGTTTTAAAAACATATTGCAACAAAAAAGGAATTAAAATTTATAGATTTATTGAAAAATTAATTTTAGAAAAATGTAAAAGTAAAAAAGATATTTATGGGGATACTTTAGATTAAAGTGTTTTCGTATAAAATTTTAGATTCTAAACCACCATTTGTTTTTATAATAACAATTCTTAAAATGTCGTTATTATTTATTTGTATCTCAATTAAATCGGACCCATAATAATTGTTGTTAATATACACATCAAAACTACTAATATTAATTTTTGATTTTATTAAAATATTTGTATTGTAATTATAAACTTGAGTTATAGTACTATTACCAATAATAAACAATATTTCTTTTGGTCCTACTATTACATCTTCTTTGTCTTTTTTAGGATTAATAATTTTTCGATTATCTAACTCAATCACTTTAAGAATTCTAGTGATTGCGGGGGAAACTTCAAATTCGTTTTCGTCTATTAAAAACCCCAACATTGTAAATTCATAACTTTGAATATAATACTTTCTTTTTTCAAGGCCGGATTCAGACTCATCGGTTATGTTTCCCATAACAATTGGAATATAATGTCCTTTAATTTCAGCGTAGGCTTGTTTTGACGAAAACTTTTCTAAAACATTCTTATTAAAAGAATTAATTTCTCTCATTCTATTACATATTATTTTAACAGAATAAGTTATATCGACAGGAACTGGTTGTGGTATTTTATATACGTCCATACCATTTCGTGTGCCATCCCAAGTAGGGACCTGAGCGTAAAAAAATTGTTTTCGATTGGGTATTGTGTAAAGTAGAGATGGATTTGTTCCGTATTTAACTTCAGGTATTCTAACTATAGTTATAAAAGGAGGTTCAACATTTTTATCAATATTTTGTAAATCCCAAGTTTCGGTAAATTGAGCCCAATTTTGAGTTGTTATTAAGATATCAACCGTTGGAATAATTTTACCATTAACAATTGTTTTAAGTTCATTTTTTACAAAAGATAAAAACCCCCCATCTAAATCCGCATGTAATAAAGATTTTGGAAGGTAAGTTCCATCCATATTAATTTTTTCAACTAATTCTTCTCGTCTAGAAAATAACGTTCTTTGATTAGTTAAAGGTATATTTTTTTTTATTTTACTTGGTAACGCCATTACATATCTTTTTTAACCCAATTATAAAATAATTCAGATATTTCTTTTGGGTTTGTTATATTTTCATTTTTTAACATCATTCTAACTTGACTAATTAACCCAACAAAATGTTCTGGTGGTACATTTTTATAAAAACCCTCAAAATTTGCTTCGTTTGGTTTAATTATTCCAAATTTAACAAATTCTCTTAATTTTCTTTTTGCAAATTCATCGGCAACGGTTTCTATTTTTTTCATAAAAATTGCTGCCTCAATCAAACTAATATTACCTAAATAGCACTCATACATTTTTTCAGCTCCGTATTTTTTAAATTGATATTGATGAGCGATTTCGTGAAATAATATAAATAAAAAATTTGGTAAACTATTGTTAAATATCGTTGAATTTAATATTACCCTATCATCTAAAGAAACCCCCATCCCCATTTTTAATGGTTCAACTGTAATCTTTTGACATTCAGAATTTTCTATAAATTTATTTATTTTTTCAATTTGGGTATCATCAATATTAAAATTATCTTTAATTTGTGACAAAAAAATGTCAATACCTAAAGTTTCTTCGGTAATTAAATTATATTGTATTTTATTAATTTTATATCTCATAAAAATCTATATTCAAATTCATTATAAGTTACCGTCTTAACAGGTAAATTAAAATAAAATTTAAACCATTCTTTCATTGGTTCCTTCCAATGGTGACTAAACATAGAATTTAAATGTTCAGCGTATTTACCTTGAACTTCTAAAATTGGTGATTTATCTCTAAATGGTTTATGTGATTCGTTATTTTTATCGTAGTAATCAACATTAAAATAATGAAAAACAACATCTGAATCTTCTTCACCTTCCCAATCTCCATTGTAAAATATTAAAAAATGTTCGGTTTCTTCTGGTTCATTATATTCATTTTCAGCATCAACAGCACCATATGTCCAATTAATTTTATTACCTTCAAGATAATCATCGATATATTTACTAATTACATCGTGTAATTTATTTTCACTTATAATTGTTTTCATTATAATCCTCTAAATTCATTATCAACAACCGCTGATGCAGTTATTGTCCTATAAAATGGTTTATATCCCGCATAATTATGTTTATTATCCGATATAACTCTACCGTCATTATTAACCGTATAGTATCTTACGCGGTCTTCAGTTTCATAATAACCAATATAATCACCATAACTAATATCTATATTTAATTCATCAAGTTGTTTTTGATACACAGAAACAGTTAAATTTCCAGGTTCAAGTTGTTCTATTTTTGAAGTGCCGTAAGTTTTATTTTCTGGGGCCACTATTTTAACATACCCCTTAAATTCAACCGGAGGTAAAAATTTAATTCCATCGGAAACGGATTCGCCGTAAACATTATCTGTTTTAGTTTTCATTCGGTCAATCCTATATAAAACCAATGTAAAATTTAAATCACCATAAAGCCACTCAGAACCTACTGACGTGTCTAAATCAAAATCTTCTTGTGAAAAAAATTTACCTAACCTTGTTATTGGTACTTTGTTAACCATTATTGATAAATATTAGAATAAGCCTTATTTTTCATTTAATTGACATCAATAAAAAATAATACAATTGAACAAAAACCATTATCAATTCTAACTGATTATAATGGGGCCAATAATTATATTATTAATTTAAAAATAAAAAAAGAAAGTAATAATAAATTTTATTTAACCCCTTCTCAATCCGAATATTTAATTAATTTTTCAAAAATAATCCCAAAAGTCGCAAAAAAATGGGTAGACATTGACCCTTATTTTGCAAAAAAAATTGCCGACGAAAAACTATTAACGTTTATACCTGAAAAAATTTGGGTTGAAAAATTACTTGTTGAAAAAGAAAAATCTTACCATATTTGGGGAAAAATTTTATCTGGGGATACAAATTACGATTTTTGGTTACCAAAAGGAGCTTTTATTAAAACCCACGTTATTAAAGATGTAAAAATTGATTATAATAAATACTCTAATAGGCTTCCACTTGAACATCAAAAAATGGCGATTGAAAAATTGGCAGGGTCGTCAAGGTTTATTCTTGCGGACGACATGGGGTTGGGTAAAACTCTAAGTGCGGTAATAGCCGCGTTGGAAACAAATGAAAAAAGAATCCTGGTGGTTTGT